GAATCTGTATATCAAGATTTAACTAAATCTGAAATGAAAAAAATTACTATGAAAAAACAAGCAGGTGGACCATTAAGACCTATACCTGCAGGAAATAAAGGATTACCTAATTTACCAACACCTGTTAGAAATAAAATGGGTTTTAAAAAAAGAGGTGGTGCAGTAGTTAAAAGAGCTGTAGGTGGTGGAGTTGCACTTAAAGGACTAGGAGCTGTTCGTAAAGTATAATGCCTAGAAAGAAAAAAATAAAAGGCAAAGGTATGAAGGGCATGACTATTGGTAAGGGTGATAAAAGACCCACTAAGTCAGGTGCAGGATTAACAGCTAAAGGTGTAGCAAAATATAGAAGACAAAATCCTGGAAGTAAATTACAAACTGCTGTTACTGAAAAAAAACCAACAGGTAAAAGAGCAGCAAGAAGAAAAAGTTTTTGTGCTAGGTCTGCAGGACAAATGAAGAAGTTTCCTAAAGCAGCTAAGAATCCTAACTCAAGATTAAGACAAGCAAGACGTAGATGGAGGTGCTAACTGTCATATTTAATAAGTAATATTCCCCATTTTAAATGTTGGGTAAGAAAAGAATTTACAAACAATCATTTAGATTATCATGGTGAATATTTGCATGGACTAGCAATAGCAGTCAATACAATACCAGATAGATGTTTAAGTTTTCAAGTAGTCTTTACTGGAATAGATGAAGAAGAAAATATACATGGAGGTGCAATGTGGGCAAGAATACCAATAACAAGTTTAGTAGCAGACGAAGTTTTAGAAGAGATGCCAGAAAGAATGGACACACATTTAGCACAACCTTGGGATTGCTCCTCAAGAGGACATTCCATAATAGTAATGGATAGAATAAGCTCAAGTCCTTGGATGTGTAAAATAGGTGGTGAGTTTTATAAAGGAAGATATATGTTTACAGTTGATTATACAGATAGTTACATTAGTGATGACCCTGCACAACATAAACAAAGTCACGTACTGCAACTTATAGATGCAGATAAATGGACAGGTAATATCGTGGCACTACCTAATAATAGAGTTAGGGTAACTAATCCTGCTCTTTGGGTAACTGGTGAAGGTGCTCCAGACTTTGCACCAAGTCAGTATATTCATTCAGCAGAAATACATGATAGTTATACAGACCCTGATGTTACTTTTAATAATCTTTATGCAAGAGGAAAAAATGAAAAAAACTAAATACATGAAAAAAGGTGGTGTAGTAAAAAGAAAAGGTGGTGGTAAAGCTACTAAATATGCTGCTAAAGGTGGTGCACTAAAAAGAATGGGTGGTGGCATGGCTAAAAAAACTAAGTATATGTCTAAAGGTGGAGCTATGAAAAAGACTAAGTATATGTCTAAAGGTGGTGCTTTAATGGCAGGTATGACTGCACGTAGAAATGCTAGAAGAGGTAAGTAGTGGCTATTAAAAGAAAAAAAACCACAAAGAAAAAAAGTGGTGCTAAACCTACTAATCCTGCTTTATATTCTAGAGTAAAAGCAGAAGCTAAAAGAAAGTTTGATGTTTATCCAAGTGCTTATGCTAATGCTTGGTTAGTACGTACTTATAAGAAACGTGGTGGTAGGTATAGGAGTTAACTATGGCTAAACCTAAAGGTGGACTTACAGCATGGTTTGGTAAAGGACCTAAAGGAGATTGGGTAGATATAGGAGCACCTAAGAAAAAAGGTAAGTTTCAATCTTGTGGTAGAAAGTCTACTAAGGGTAGTAAAAGAAAATATCCTAAATGTGTACCAAGAGCAACTGCTAATAGAATGAGTAAATCTCAAATAACAAGTGCAGTAAAAAGAAAAAGAATGAAAGCTCAAGGTGTAGGTGGTAAACCAACAAATGTAAGAACATTTAAAAGAAAGAAAAAGAAATGAATATAACACCTGAATTAATTAATACAATACATAATATATCCTGGTTTGATGGAATACTTTATATTATACTTAGTTTAGGTGTTTATGCAGCATATAAATGGATAAATAAAAAATGGTAAGAAGATTAAAAAAAGTAACTAAACAATTAAAAAAAGCTTCTAAGCTTCATGCAAATCAAGCTAAGATAGTTGCAAACTATGTGAAAAAAAATGAAAAAAAGAAAAGACCCAAAAGTAGGAACAGGAAAAAAGCCTAAAGGTTCTGGTCGTAGATTATATACAGACGAGAATCCTAAAGATACAGTTAGAATTAAGTATGCTACTGTAGCAGATGCAAAGAAAACAATAACTAAAGTTAAAAGAATAAATAAACCATATGCTAGAAAGATACAAATATTAACTGTATTAGAACAAAGAGCAAAGTTTGGTGGTAAACCAGAACAATCAAGATTAGCAAAAGCTGCTAAAAAACAATTAAAGGAAAAGCATAAAAAATATGGCTAGTTCAGGAACTTATAATTTTAATCTAGATATAGATGAAGTAATTCAAGAAGCTACTGAAATGATAGGTGGAGAACAAACACTTGGTCATACTCCTCAGTCAGCACGTAGGTCTATTAATTTATTATTAAATGATTGGCAGAATAGAGGTGTATTATTATGGTCAACATTTACTACAGCAGTAACAGTAGCAACAAGTGTTACCTCTTATGATTTAGAAGAGTCAGTAAATGATGCTTTAGTTATTACAGTTAAAGCTAGTATAGCAGCAACAGAAACACAACTAACAAGAATATCTTTTGAAGAGTATAATGTATTACCTAATAAATCACAAACAGGTAGACCAACACAATTTGCTATTAAAAGAAATGTAGATAAGCCAACAGTATTTTTATATCCTATTCCAAATAATAGCACAGAAATATTAACAATAGAAGCAATAAGACAATTACAAGATGTAAATAAATCTGCAGAACAAAATGCAGATATACCAAAAAGATTTTTACCTTGTTTAACATATGGACTTGCACATCAATTAGCACAAAAAAGACCAGGAGTTTCTGATGCAAGAGTTGCTATGTTAAAAACAAGTTATGAAGAAACATTTAAAAGAGCAATGGAAGAAGATAAAGAAAGAGCAAGTATTTATTTTAAACCTAAACTAGGATATATTTAATGTCTAGAAGAAGTACAAAAGCAAAAGCTATGTGTGACTCATGTTCATTTGTTTATGATATGAGAATAATGAAATTAAATAGTTATGATATGTTAATATGTCCTCAATGTTTTGAGGGTAATTATGATTTAAAAAATCACCCACAAAATAAATCTGCTGATGTAAGAGATGATACTATAGTTCCAAATGCAAGACCAGATATTTTTGGTAGAAACATAAAGTGGGAAGCAGCTAATATTACATGGAATGATGTTCCTACACCTAACACCAGAAAATGGAGTACAGTATGAGTGATTTATCAAATAATTTAATTAATGCAACTTATAAAAAATTATTACAAGTTAGTACCTCTGGTAATACAGGTATATCAGGAACCTTAACAAATATACAAACAGGAGATGGAACTAATACAGCAGTTAAAATAGCTACAAGTGCTGTTCAGGTAGATGGTACATTATTTGTAGGACAAACTTTTGGAGTATCAGGTGATGCTTCTGTAGCAGGTGAATTAGCAGTAGCAAATAAAGTTTGTGCTAGTGCATATTATGGTGATGGTTCTAACTTAACAGGATTAGTATTTACAGGTGATGTATCTGTATCTAGTTTAATAGTTACTAATAATGTAACTGTAGGTGGTAATGTTACTATTGGTGGTAATATTATGGTATCTGGTGGTGAGATACAAGTTAAAAATACAGGCACACAATCTAATATAAAACTATATTGTGAATCTTCTAATGCACATTATGCAGCATTACAAGCTCCACCACATAGTTCTTTTAGTGGTAATATAACAATAACACTTCCAACAAGTGCAGCAACATTAGTTGGTACATCTACTACTGATACATTAACAAATAAAACATTTGGTGATGCAGTAACTTTTGATGATGATATATCAGTTAGTGGTAATTCAAACTTTGGTGGTACTGTAACAATTGCAGGAGCAACATCATTAGCATCTACTTTATCTGTAGGTGGTGCTGTAAATATGTTAAGTACAGCAACTGTATCAGGTACAGCAGGATTCTTAGGAGCTGTTAGAGTTTCAGGTAATGCATCTGTAGGTGGTACATTAGATGTTGGAGGTAATGTAAGTGTAGGAGGTAATGTAACTGTAAAAGGTGATGTACATGTTAGCTCTAAAGTATGTGCATCTGCATTTTATGGTGATGGTACAAACATTACAGGTATACCTATTACAGGTAATATATCAGTTTCAAATGCAAATGTAGGTGGTACATTATTTGTATCTTCTACTGCAACAATAAAAGGTGCTACATCTTTAGCATCTACATTAAGTGTAGGTGGTGCAGTTAATCTTGCAAGTACATTAACAGTAGCAGGTAATACATCATTAGCAGGAACTGTATCTGTAGGAGGTGCAGTTAATTTATTAAGCACAGCTACA